CTCTTTATCATAGCAATCCTCCGTGCTATTTTTCCTATACTCTTCACGTGTATAAGTTCCTCCCTTATGGTCGGAACTTTATATATATATATATATAATAACAGTTGTTCATTTTTAACCACATCTTTTGCAGAATATTCAAGCATAATGCTGTCTTGATATAGACACATATACTATACATTAGTGTACCCCCACTAATGCTATTTACCAAAAAATTTGTTACAAGCATACTTTGCACATACTTCCTTTATTGCATTTAGAAAAAAATAAAGAGACTCTACGCATCTAAATCTCTTCCACATTTACTTGCCAAATGCTTGCTTAACAGTCTCTACCAGACCTTTCTCACGCAGATACTCTGTCAAAGCAACAATTACAACACCAATTACTCCAAGTATTCCACCTGCAATGTAATTGCCTGCTTCAACAAGTTTTGTAGCGAAAGAAAGGATTCCAACCGCAATTGATAGTACAACGCTTGTCGAAATCTTGCCCATATTGTTCACCCATTCATACAGTTTGAATTCATTCTTGTAAACTTTTCCATTAAGTAAGATCATCTTACTCCAAGGCTTCTTATGAATTTCATAAAGTCATCAAACTTTTCAATAGGAACTGTACATCCAGAAGCACTTGGATGACCACCAGCTTGAAATCCATTTGCATTTAGCTTATCTGCTACATATTTTGCAAGAACTCCTCTGATAGACACTTCCCCATTAGACTCATTCAAGACTATAATAGTCAAAAATGGATACTGTGATGCAAGTGTTGAAGCAATCTTGCCAGACATTGAATATTCTGGTCTTGATGATCTTATTTTAGTAACAGCAAACTTATTGCCTATGACTTCAATTGGCAACTGTTGCTTGAGGATATTTGTCTCTTCTACTTCAAGAAGTTTCTTGGCACTAATAGCTTCTGGATCAAGAACTGCATCAACAGGAGATTTATACTTCAAGCACATTTGCAAAGCACCAAGAGGATCACCAAGCCTGCATCTTGCATTTATTCCAGAGGACAAGAATACATACAAAGGTGATCTTGACATCTTTGTCTTCCAATACCTATCACGATACAAAATTCCCTTTTCATCAAACAATTCAGGATATTCATCCCATATTTCAGCAGGAAGATAATCTATAGAAGCATCTCCCATAAGAGAGCCAGCAACTCTCCACCATTCAGACTTTGGTATATAATCCTTCAAATGGTTCCAAATAATCAAGCCAGTAGGGACAGTATCCCAAAAGAGTTTGTATTTTCTATCCGTTGGATGATTTGGATGATGGTCTATTGCTATGCCATTCCAGTTCTTGTTTAATGGGCTTCCAAGATCAACTGCAACACTATACTTGTAATCACCAAAGACCTTTGGACTTTCTACCATAATCCTTTCATCTGAAGGCACTGTCTTTACCTTCCTAACTTCTATACCTTCAACAAAAAATAGCAAACTTGCACTATAGACTCCATCAGCATCATCATGGAAACTAATGCTGATAGGAGATGCTTTTTTCAATTCTTCATACAGAGTTCCCATATATTATCGACATCCATCTTGAAAGATGATCTTACCACAACTGCTTTATTAGTTGTGAATAAAACAAGGACTTTGCAGAATTCTATTACTTGCACATTCCAAATAATCGCCATTAATCCAACTACCACAATTTTCAAGTAGCATGTTTTAATCCCTGTATAATATAATATAATATGTGTCTAATAAATGTATCGATACAGCATATTTACCAACATCATAGACATACTACCAGCATAATGAATCAACATAAAGCTGGTAGGTAATGAGGCGAGGTGGAGTTCCCGCCTGTCTATTCATTTGCATTTGGCTATGCTGTATCAACATTTTATATCATTTATGGAGTGCTTCAAATATATTCCTTGCTCTTAATTCTCCAAGTTTTCTCTTATTTAATGTAATGCCTGATAATTGTTCAATAGAAAACTCACAAAGTTTTTCAATGGTATATTGGCTTGAAAGATGATCTGCTGTTGATCTGCCTATCAATGGGATTGCACAAAGCATGTCCGATTTTATCTCTGTAATGCATCTAAACTCTTTCTTTTCAAGAATTGGCTTTTTGGATTTCCCATATGTTCTCATAGAAGTGAACAAAGACTTTATGAAATCTACGAATGCAGTATCGCTTCTTATCCACTTAAAGAATACTCCATATGAAACATAGCATTTTGCTTCTATTGACTTTATAATATTTAGATACCAGTTGTATTTTGACTGGGATATCGATGAGTTGGTATAATAATCCCAAGTAGGCACTTCCCCTTCTACAAGCAAGACAGCCCTGAACCCGTCTTCTGTAAGCTTATGCATCCTGAACAATTGATTCCATATTCTCCTATCCCTTATTGAATTAAAAAGATCAGGGACTGTTTTTCTTTCTATAATTACATTCCCAATGACGAAATCACCGGTTTCAAGTGTTTCAACTTTTATTGGAATGCCATTTTGCTTCAATAGGCTTGCATATCTATCTGGCTCTCTGGTATCTATCAGGACTTCAAGCAATTTGTCTTTGCTTTTTGTATCTGCTTTAGTTTTCTCATTGCCCATTATATCCATCCCTTGAATAATGAACAATCAATTTCTGGATTCCACTTTCAATATCTATGAAGTCTGTCTTCTTTAGAAGAGACTTTAGCTTTGTAGTATCTGCAAGAGTGTCTTTTACATAGTTCTTGATTGGATTAGGAACATATTTCGGCTTTAAATCTAATGAAAGCTCTTTAGCAATTATTTCCCATATTTGGTTGAAGCTATAAGAAACTCCAGTCCCAACATTGATTACATCTGACTCGATATTAGCAAAGTCCATGGCATTTATAAAAGCATCTACACAATCTTCTACATAGATGAAATCCCGTGTTTGTTCACCATCTCCATAAATTACAGGTGATTCACCTTTAAGTGCTCCCCAAATAAATTGAGAAATCATATTTGCGTATTGTTGTTTAGGTCTTTCATTCTCCCCATATACAGAAAATAGTCGTAGCCCTACAGAATTAACTCCATACATTTGATGGAACACAGCTGAAGTCCTTTCAAGATAATACCTCAATTCAGAATAGAAGTCCATAGGCTTTACAAGATCATCTTCTTTCATTGGTATTGAGCATCCATTATAAATTGAGGATGTTGATGCATATACGAGCCTGCAATCATGCAACCTACAATAATCCAATACAAGCACTATGTTCTTGTATGTAGAATGGATTAATGACAAATCTCTTCGATACATGGGAGAACTTGATGGCATCCCAAGATGGAATATTCCTGTTATCCTTTCGTTGAACTCTGGTATTGGGTCAAAATTTAGATTACGCATTTCAATCTTAAGATTGCTTGACTTCAAATGCTCTCTCAAGTTAATGATATCTCCAGTTGAAAAATTATCAATTACATAGACTTTGTCTCCTCTCTTCAGAAGTCTCTTTACAAGCCTGCTTCCTATAAATCCAAGTCCACCAGTCACAATAAAAGTATTGCCAGATTCAATTGACTGTTTTTTGTTTTGCATGCTTATAACAGATTCCATTTACACCAACCCTCTATTTTATCTACAATATCATACTTTTTGATATATAAAGCTGGTAGTATTATATTACTACTGTATTTATAAATGCCATAGTATTAATGAAACAGAATCTTCAAACACTCGATAATTAATTTTGCAGATTCTTTGTCATCCATTGGAATTCTCAAATAACATCCCTTGTAGGATATTATTAGGACTTTACGTTTTTCATTTGATCCAAAGTTCAGTCTAACAACTCCAACTTGCATATTGCACCCATTGTTGCCACATAATTCTATTTTTTTGTAATTGCTTTGCTTATTGTCTTCTAATGTTATGTTTTTTCTAATGCCAAATTTCAAAATATCATTCAGGACTTTCATGATCTTGTCATTATCTGAATACTGCCTAATTGCACTAACCCAAGAAACTATCTCATTATAAGAAATATCAACATTTTCAGATAAATCAAGCAATATAGATGCTAATTCAAGAGATTCATAGTCCATTTTATAAATAAAGTCCAGAAATTGCTTTCTTTTGAAAGAACTTGGCAAATTGCAAGAATTGGAGATTTTATTGACTTTGCGACAATCTTGTGATAACTTAAAAGAATAAGGTCCTTGTGTATAATGTTCAAAATTATATCCTAAATCTAAACCAAACTCTTTTGCAATAAATACAAGCTTTTGCATAATCATCCTATTCGTGTATCCTCTTTCATCTTCAGTGCTTACATCGCCCTTGAAGACTTTGTTAGTTTTTAGAAAAGATATGAATGCCTTTAAGGACGTAAGATCATCTTCAAACTTGCACTTTGCAGTTTGTTCCAAGCTGATACCTTCTTTCTAATCATATCCAAGTAACTGCAATATAGAAACAATAATCTCACCAATTACTAAAATCAAAAAAATAGACAATATAAGATTTGAAGCTTCATATAATAGCTCCAACATCCAAGTAATACCACCTTTCATTTTATTGAGTTGAAATTTCCACACTTCCAGCATTTGAAACCAGATGTTGATGTATTCCAAGCGTTTATAGTGGAACACTTTTCACAGTTCATAACTTTGAATACCATATGATCACCAACATTATATCATTTGGACCCTATTATAAATACCAACTAAACTTAAAATAAAATAGGTTAGATACATTATTGAAAGAGACTTATCTCTTATCTCAATAGCAAAGACCAACAAAAGAAAGTTTGCAAATGTCCACATGATATAAGATGCAAATTGGAAACTATATGCATTAGAGACATTCAAAATCGTCCCAATTATACCAATAATGGCACCAAACGTTGTAAATCTCTTAATACTTTGGTTATTCATTTGTACCACCATATTTCTCTTCAATCTCTTTGATAGATAGAAGATCAATTTTCACATTAATCTCTGGATTGAAAATTCTTTCTCCATTGAATACTACAAGCATAGATGGGAATGGTGCAGAATTTTCAGCTCCTTTAAATCTAATCCTGCCTTGCAAGAAGATAATCTCATCTGCATTATCCCAACATAATTTGAACAATCCGGTATCTGTCCTTGCTGGCAATAGAAAAACAACACATTCAAGCAATACACTCTGGCTAAATTCTTCCATGCATTTCCTAATCCATTTTATTTGATATTTTCCATAAGGAGGGTTGCAGTACAATCTTCCTTCCCATCTATAATTCTTTGCAAGAGCATCAAAGTTTGGATTTGCTGGAGCAATGTCTTTATCGATTTTCCATCTTTCAACTATATACTTTAAAAGATGATCTGGAGTTTCCCAATCCGTCTTGTTTGAGGAAAATAAGGACTTATTCAATACCACGAATATTACTCTCCTATTTTATTGCTTGGCTATTAAAAAGAAAGAAAGAAAGAAAAATGGTTGCATTACTTTTGAGGTTGAACAACTCTTGATTGAACTCCGGCATTAATGCCAAGACAAGCAAGACCAAGCGTAATCCAAGGCAATGTTTCTTTTATGGCATCCCCGATTGGTTTGCCAACAAAAACAGATACTCCTGTAATAGCAATTGCACCACCTATCAACAAAATACCAGCAATGTTCAAAGCAGTCAATCTATCTAATACAAGCATTATTTACACCAGCTTAATCTTTCTTCTTCTTTGGTTTCTTGTACTCTTCGTAGTAATAATACCCTTTCTTCTTTGCCATAGAATCACCCATATTTAATAATATATTCAAATTATTTAGCCTTATCTTTCACATACAGGCTCTTCTTCTTCTATTACAAGACTCTTAAAATCTGACAGTATTTGCATAACATCTTGCCAAGTTTCTGCATACCGTTTGTCTTCCATACAGCAATCTGCATCTAAAATATTGAGAGATACTACCCAACCATTTGCAATTTTTTCTATTATTATTTGCAACCCTATATGTTTAGCCTCCTTTCAATAGTGTAAGATATAATTTTTAAGTTTATAAAAATTTTAGCATTAACTTGGTTTAATATGTAAAAATGTTTGTAATAGTATGCATTCTCTTTGTCTATTCTTTTGGATATTCTACTCCATCAACCTTCTGATATGCTGTGCATATCAATACATTCCAAAACTTATCCCACATAAAGAAATTAAGTTCTCCATCGTAAGTGCACTCACCATTTACTTTCCACTTGCAATGATTAGACCTGCATGTTATTTTCTTTACCATTTTACACCAACCTACAAAGCTCAATTATGAAATTGCATTTGTTCAATGCTTCCATGCCTGAAAATGATTTATTCCCAACAAACACAACAGGCAATTCTTGGAATCCCATATAATAAAGGTCTACAAGATTATCAACATTCTCTACCGGCTTTTCTTCAAAGTCTATGTTATTCTTCTTAAAAATATGTTTTATTTCTTTACAAATACTACAGTCTTTTGAAGTATAAATTACAGGTTTCATTTTAGATGCCTCGAATTTCTAATCAATAGCAGGTCATGAATTAATCTTTCTCCTGTGAGTGTAAGCGAATATGATGTTTCGTATTTGGTTACTATCCCTATATTCATTAAAAAAGTAAGATCATCTTCCTCAATATCCAAGTCTTCTCTCTTTGCTAAACATAGCAAATACATTTTGAAGAGAGAAGTCCTAACTTCTTGTTTGCATAGCCTTTGAATTAATTCTATGATATTGCTGTTAAAGTCTATCAACAAAAAAATCCTCCTTTTAAATTAATAGCACCAATCTTTACAAGACTCTCTCCAACTCATATTTTTAATATGCAATTCACAATTACCAGAAGTGGAGCCACTTACTCTCCTTCCAGACCAATATTTACAATTAAGACACATTTTAGGCAAAATCATATAGACATTAAAATCTTTGTTAATGAAATCCTTGTAAAGTCCTGAAAGTATTTTTGAAATCCTTATCACGGTATTGCCTATTTCTTTAAACTTTAACTTGTTTATAGCAAAGATATCTGTATTTATCCAATCTACTCCATTTTTTGAACCTAAATACATCTCTACATTTTTACCTTCAGAAGAAACAAGTTTTATGATGTAATCTCCGTCTTCTATTAATGTTGATTCGTTCATATTGCATTTCTCCTTTTAATTTGGTTTTAATACTATAAGTTATATTTTCAACTTTCATTGTCTAAAAGATCGTGACATCGTTTGCATAATCTTACATATTTATCTTCGTTTTTCAAAATATCTAAAATCCTTTTATTGCGTCCTCTTCCACTGCCATTCAATCCTGTAGGTTCTAAATGAGCAAATTCATCCGCCAAAGATTTGCACATTGGGTTTGCACAAAATGGATATTTTTGTTTAAGTTCTATTCCCTTTTTCTTAATCCAGCTATTGGTCATCTCTGTCATCTCTTACAAATCCAATAATGTAGTTCACTACTTCTTTGCTTCTTCCAAATATCTCTATGATAGGTCTAAACTCATCACAACGGTTTAGCATATACTTCTTATTTCCACATAAACAACAGGTTGCCATAGACTTGCTGTCAAGATCGACAGTTGACCAATATATACAGTTAATGCAAATTGTTTTTTCCTTTAACTCCATTCAAGTACCCTCTTCTTTTAATTTCTTTGAGGTAATCGTACTCTGATTTCTTAAGCCAACATATCTTCCAAAAAATGTAAGGATCAGCTTTCTTAAAGTCCTCTTTGTCAAACAATACCTTTTGACCGTTTATAACATCAAGATAAAACTCTCTATGGCAAGACAAACATTGATACAATGTAGGCTCTACCTCACTCATAACTCCTTGGCATATTGGGCAAATCCTTTCTATTCCAGACTTCCTTCTTGGCATATTTGCACCAACCAGAGTATCTTATTGTTGCTAAAAGGCACTAAATCCAAAGTCTTAAACTTTATATCATTCTCATAGAAGATCATGCGAATCTTCTTAATCAAAAGATAATCAAGTTCTTTAGCTACTATCAAAACAGTATCTTCGTTTGGATTGTTTGCAGAAATTTCAAAGTCCTGCAGTGAATTCAATTCTGCTATTACAGACTTAATGTCTTTACTCATATCTCAATATCACCGGTATATTCAGGAGAGCTAAAATCATTAAAATAATATTTCTTCTCTATGTTTGACTTGAAAAATCCACTATTGACTTTAGAATAGAAATAACCTATTTTATAGAGCCTTTTATCTGAAAGCCTATATCTTGAAATATAATCAAAAGACTTCAGTACATTTTCTCCAACTAACCTTTTCAGGAAACTACGATCCCAACCAAATAGTGCTGAATCTTTTATTATTATGCCATCAAGATTAGTCCTCAACTCTGCAGGCATGCCATGAATCCTATGCAAACCAAATAGGAAAATGATTAATCCTTTCTTTTTTCTTTTTGGATAAAAGTCGCCTAAAATATGCCTTATTGAGAAATATTTTCTAATTGCTTCTTTTGGAATGTCTTGCAAGGTAATGTTATCTGCAAATAAAATATTTACAACTTTATCTTCAAGCATGCTTATCAGATACTCAATATTTCCATGGTCTGACTCAATTGCATTTACATTTTCATCACCGTAAGCATCATAATATTTCTTAACTATCGAATTAGCCAATGTTGTTTTGCCACTGCCTTGCAATCCGAATATTAGATAACTTTTCAAAATTATGTTGTTAGAATATTCTGTTTTAGCCATAGACTGCAATATCTTTGGCTTAATCAGTATCTCTTCCCAAAAACGCTTTGTAATATCTGGAACAAATGCTGGAGCCAAATATATCACCCAATCAGGAAATTAGAAACTGGAAATAAAACTGAAAAAAAAAAGATTAAGACTCTGATTCAAATTCTTCAAGCTGATCTGCTGAAAACATAGAGTCAATAAATTCATTAGTAAACTTAATCATTTTTTTCTGTATTTCTTCTGGAGTCTCTGGATATGAGTAAAGCCTTGACAATGCCTGAACAACAGCCAATGCTGTATAGCCAAATTGTTGTGTGCTTTCCTGTATGCCTCTATGAAGATATCCTATCGACTTATATGGCAAAAATTTGTTTACTTCTTTAAGCCTATTTTCTATATCCTCTGGTTCCATTGGTATATCTTGCAATTTGCATAGTTTCTGTGCATATGATGACACTGAAGGCAATGCGTTTATTGACTTTATTACTGATTCCCTGACCTTCTTCAGGATTTCATTCAAGTCTCCTCTATGTATGATGTAAAATGCATTCAGTGTGTTTAAGTTTGTAAGACCATTACGGCATAATGCAATTTCTGAAAATGGGAAAATCCTAATAGAGTCTTCCGTAGTGTTAGCATTAGTTGCCAAGATTCCAACTCTCAAAGCATCACCAGAACGAGCATATACCAATGGAATCTCTCTGATGTTAAAGAACATGCCTGTCCTTTTGAACCATTTTCTCCATTCTTTTGAGGCTATTTTTATGCCAAGTTCTTTCAGAGTATTCTCCACAAAATTAAACAAAACTCTATGAGGAATTGCAGTAAAGTCCAAAGAGGATAAAATTCCAACATTGTAAAGGTTATCAGTTTTGTCTGATTTTATGATGGAAGCACATACAGGTCGATTCAAAGTCCTCCAATTCTTCATCCGTTGTTTTGTAAGCAATAGTTTCTTGCCATCCTTCAAAGTCACAATTATGCCATTGCCTTTAGGCGTAAGTTCTTCATTTTCTACCATTGTATCGTCGATTACTATTTGCTCCCATCCGTTTGACATTGTGCATCACTCTGGCTTTTCTTGTTGTACCTCAAGTTGTTCGAATATTTGGTTCATAGACATATTGAATGCCAAATAGCTTATGAAGTCTGTAAATCTTCTTGCTAAAAAGAAACCAAATACAAATGCTTCTTTAGGATCATCTGGTATCTCTATCTTGTCAAGATCAAATCCATTAAGTATAAAATCAGCTACAAGATCAAATGTTTTTTCAGAGTATTTTTCGAGTTTGCTCAATGGGATATTATAGTTGTCTGAAAACATTTGGCAATCTTCTTTTATTCTCAAGTTTTCTTCAAGCTCTGAAAGAATTGCTTCTACGTCTTTTCTATTTAGAGTATCATTCGACATGTTTTTTCTCACCTAACAACTAACTTACTATTTCTCAACAATCCTATCGGAATTATAAATGCTACTTTTATGAACAAATCTTCTTTTTGTACCACATATTTAGCTATCCTAATCTTTGAACATACCAATTGAATGATTCTTGGAACATTTTCTTTAGTTGTATTGAATATCAGCATATGTGTCCCATACTGATTGATTAATACTCCTTTTGATATGTAAAAATTGTTAGGGATGTCTTTTACACTCTCTAAAATTTCATCCTTAAAGGTCTTCATTTTCTCTTCTCCGCTGTGCTCTTCTTCTTCTTCTTCTCCTTTATGCTAAAGTTGAAATCTACCATGTCTTCAAACACAGGATCAACTGAAACCTTTACATCATCGGTAAACCAAAGAGTAATGTTCCCATTTGTTGTATAGAATGTAATTCCCCAATGGTTTACTCCATCCAACGAAGTTTTTAGCTCTAGCACAGCTTTGTGAAATACATCACTAAATAACACATTCATTTTTTACACCTCATATTTTGTAATTTCTAAATCGGTCAAGTCTATCCAAAAAACTCTACCACACTCTGGGCATTCTACCTTTATCCTTGTGTTCTGGATCATTTTCTTTCCCTAACCCTTTGTTGCAATTCTGACTCTGTTATTTTCTCAAATTCTTCTACATACTTATCTTCAAAACAGGCATCACATTCTGGGCAATAATAGTGTGGTTCTTCAACTGAAGACTCTGAAGAGCTATTTATGTCGTAAAAAGAATTGCCAAAGTACCATCCACTTATATGCTGGATGCCTGTAAAAAGAAGTTTATCTATCTCCTTTTCACAATATGGGCATTTATACATTTTTCAAATTCCCTCCTCTTACCTCCATTTTTAACCAACCATAACATGTAGAAGTTTGTTAGTTTCATTCCCAAAGACATCAATGGCTTTAACAAGAACGTCATATTTTCCAGAATTTTCGTAGGTATATCTCATTCTTGTGCAAAGCTTTGGATTTTTATTGCTTCTGTATTCTTGCATCATGCTGTTGAAAATATCACCCTTATAGTCAAAATCAACTGACCAATAATCAATTAATGCAAAATCATTGATTCCTGTCCTAATGTTTTCTGGAAGATTCTCTTGATTCGCAATAGTAAATTTCTTCAATTCAATTGTAATCTCTTTTCCATTTAACTGATAATCAACATCCAAATGATTTAAGCCAAAGCCTTTATCACCATTTTCTTTTATGCCACAATTCAATATCTGGAAAGGCTTGCATTTCGGTATATCCAATAATCGCTTTCTGGTTATGTTTATTGCAAGTTTAGAAAGATCACAACCAATCCACCTTCTTCCTAATTTTTCTGCAACTGCAAGAGTAGTGCCAGAACCACAGAAAAAGTCGGCAACAAGATCGCCTTTATTAGAAGAAGCCAACAAAATCAGTTCTAGTAGTCCTCTTGGTTTTTGTGTTGGAAATCCTAACCTATCTGAAGATACATTAATTACTGGTTTAACATCAATTTTTTCTAATTTACCATCAATATTTATGTTTAGTTCACCTTCAATAACGTCTCTTAAAAGAACATCTGCATAATATCTTCCGTGTTCATCTTTTAGAGGATTAAAGAATGGTTTTTCATAGTATATTCTTTCTTTTAATGGATTAAATTTAAAATTGCTTGTTTTCGAATACAGAAGTATTGTATCATGTTTTTTGCCAAACTTCTTCTTCCCAACTCCACCAGTTCTATATGACCAAATAATCTCATTTTGAAAGTTTTCTTTCCCAAATATTTCATCCATAATTAATTTTACATAGTGGATTACTCGATAATCTAAATGCACATAAATAGAGCCTGTATCGTTCAGTAGTTCTTTCATTAGAACAAGCCTATCATACATCATTTGCAGATATGAAGCTAAACCTTGACCCCATGTATCGGTGTAAGCCTTCGTCTTGATTGTTGATGCGTTATTGGTTGCATTCTCTTCGCCTAACACAACGTTCAATGTAAAGTCCGTTCCTGTAGCAAAAGGTGGGTCTATGTAAATTAGATCAATCTTCCCTGCATAGCCATTCGTTAACAGAAAATTCATTGCTAATTTATTATCACCCAAAATGAGTTTATTATACCATTTATCTGAAGCTACATTAGAACAATTCTCAATTGCTTGTGATCTTGGCTCATTCATAGTCTCAACAATTTGGAATGGCATTCCAATCCTGTCAACAGTAGGTTTTTTACCTCTCCAAATCAGTTCCATTCTTTTATATACCTCCTACAATTTTTAATGCCTCATCAAGATGAACACGATCAATTGTATAAACCAAAACATACGGCTTCAGATCATCTTCTGTGGAATAATCGCTAACTCCAAACCAATAAGGCAAGAAACCATTTGGAATCAAATGCCTCAAAGAGAGTCGTGCAAATCTCCTTATGTCATTGAAAGTATGACCGTAAACGAATCCAGACCAAATCCAAAGTTTCAGCATATCAACTACAGAATTGAAATAATTGTTCAAGAAAAATGAATCATATACAAGGTTTTCTAACATTGAATTACGCAATTTTTTGTTCTTCAAGAGTCTTTCCTTTATCTTAAAGTTCAGAGATGTATTTATAGCATTGAAAAACTCTGGAGAGTATCTATTGAAAATGCTCATTGTGATAAAGTCCTTTGCTGTCTTTACTGTGAACAATTTTAGGTTTTGGTATGACTTGAATATTAGTCCTAAATCACTTCGAGAAACTAAACTAACATCAATTTGGGAATCGAGTCCAAGAGATGACATAATGTCTGATTTAATGTTGGTATCAGTCCGATCTTTGATTTCCAAATTAAGCAAAGCATACTCTAATACTGTATCCACCAAAGACTCTGCATTCCTGACGTTCTTTTCATCATAATCCAAAAGCTGATAACTTGTCATTAGGTTGAGATAGAAATCTGAAAATATTAAATTATGAGTTCTTTCCCATTCCTTCCATACCTTAAGCCTAAACTCTACTTCGTTGTCTTTGTACCATTTTGGCAAAGTCATCTCTTCATCTACTTTATATTTCCAATTCTCTCTCTCGTTACTGAAAACATACCTATAGTCTTTAGGAAGTATTTCGATAGCTACATAATCTCTTTCTGTAAGGGAATCAAAATCGTATGCATTGCTCATATCTTCTGTTTTTACTTGAATTTCTGCCAAAAGCCTTTCATGAGAAGATGTATTCATGGAATGGAATACTCTACCATCTTTAAGCACAATACAACTCCACCATTCACACATTTTGATCACCATTTTCTTTTTGCTAAATTGGCTTTATTGAATTTTTTAAAGTCCTCAACAGACAACTGATACCCACAATTATCGTATGGGCAATAAAATTCGAATTCTTCAAGAAAATCATTTACAGATAGATAGTTTGTAAATTCATGATCAACGAATCCGCCAAGAACATGATCTCTCCTAATATAAATAAATTGATCAAAAACACCACCACAGTGAGGGCATCTCCACTCGTTTTTAGAAGCCATATAATTTAACCTCTGATATTATAATATACGCTTCTTATATATAAATTTTATGTTTAGCGATATACATGCGTTCTCAGGCTCTTATTATTTAGAGATGCCTTAAGACCGTGTAGACTTTGGCAATTTTTCAAATACTGTAACGGCATAGTTACATAGAAGATGATCTTTCTCATAGTACTCCACTTTTTTTTTTACTTAAAAACTCAATAATGCTGTATTTTGTCTTTGTACCTTTCTCTGATCATATCTCTAATTATGTTTGACACCGTAGTATGTGTTTGTGTTGCCTCTTCATTTAGAAGGTTTAGATATTCTTCCGGAATCAAAAAATTAACTCGTTTTTCAAATATTTTCGGTTTCATAGTTTTCACTCCATACACCTCTTTATGTAATATAATATATAAATAGAGTGCTTAAAAAAAGGGTGTGTTATTCATTCACCGTAATCCCTATGATTTTAATATCTTTGCCTTTCTTCTTTGCTAATTTATTTATGACAAAGTTCTCAAGCTCTTTTCGATCCTCTATATACCAAGGAACAAAATCGGTTTTAAAATGATATACGGCTCTATTGCCATCTATGTCTATATACTCTACATTAATGTATCCTTTCCAATTTTCATCATTAGACAATACCATATTCATTCCACCGGTGCAAGATATCCTTTTACAAAATAACCATCTATCTCATAACATATTTCAAAAATATATCCACCATCTTTTGTTGGCAATAGATTGATAATAGAAAGTGCTGGAGATTTCAATCCAATTAAATGCATGAAGTTCTCAATTGGGAATTTAGCATAAATACCATCTTTAACATTTGTCTCAATATCATCCGCATAAAACACAAGTTCCAAGACGCTTGACTTTGAAATAGGCAATGACCAAGACCCATCACCACTAAAGATAATCCTACAAACACGACCTTCAACCATATCTGTTTTTATAGATATTGTTTCTAATCCAAGATTCTTCAAGATATTAGCAAATTTCTTCAAGTCCTGTAACTCATCCATACCAATATTAATGAAATATTTGTTTCCATATGATGCTGGTTCTCCATGAGATGCGTACTCGTTGCAATAAGCACTGACTTCTATAGTAGTCCTGCTTGATTCAATTGATGCATGATAAAATTCTCCCATTTTATAAACTCTAAATATTAAATCTTCAGAATTGTTTTTTCTATAGATAGATAGTAAATCAAGAAGTGACTGCATATCTTCAATCTCTATAGACTTTTGACCTAATTGCTTCAGCATATCAGGGTCATATCCTTTATTGAGTTCAAATATAATCATACTGGAACGATCTGGAGATAATTGACGCATTTTTAAAATATTGCCTTCAGCAAAAAATGCCAATTTGTCTATTTCTTTTTCAGCATACTCAAGCAATTGCCTTAACAGATAAGAGTCTATTGAAAAAATTAGCAAGTCCGTTCTGTTTTTCTCCTCTATTTTTTGCATCTTCAACACCACCATTTTTAAAATCCTACTGTAAACTTGACTTTCTGTTTACACAAACCACATTTTAGAAAATATTCATCTTTGTTCTTATGAACCTTCCATCCTTTTGGCAATCCGCAAATATTCCCATAGTCTGAATACTTTTCACCACCATTTACATGCATAGCTTGACAACCACAATATGCAGAATACTCTTCTTGATCGATCCAAAAATCCATTATAGACTTTAGTTTAAAGACCTTTGGAGATGTATAGCCATATCTAACATCACATCCATTATGAATTTGCAAAATAACATATCCATGTTCATCACCTTCTGAACGTTTTAAAATTAATCCTTGAAGCACTTGAGTCAATAGCGAATCCATGTTATAGGTGTTAAAGTCATAATAGCCATAGAAAACGCCTCTATCAATAAGATCATCTGCGAATTTAGAAAGTCTTTCAATTTGAGGATAGGGATCATTGGTTTTGTTGTTCAAATACATTTTAAGCTCTATGTCCAATCTTTCAGAAAGATCATCAATGATTAAATGGCTATTAAGGAAATGAAAGGTATCTATAGAGAAATCAATAGAGCCATCGGAGTAAACTTTGGCATAAAATTTAGGATTTTCTCTAAAGTCCTCAACTTTTCTATTATGCTCAAAATGCCTACCATAAACAGCACCTGAATCTAAAATACTACACCCTGAATTTTCAATTAGCATATTGGCTATTTCTCTTTCAAGTTTTGTATACCCATTTGCAGGCTTTAAAATTGGGTTATTATTGTTAGATTCTTTAGTTTCTAATTTATCAAGCTCTTTCAAAACCGTGCTTATTATTATGTCTGGGTCAGCATTAAGCTCTATTCCCTCTTTAATTATAGATTTGATCGTATTTGGTAAATTGCTTTCATCTATTATTTTTTCAACAGAGCTCATTTTAGTCACACCCATATACAGCTGAAAATGCTCAAGTTTTCAATTGTGCTAACAAATTCATTAATAAATGGAATCGTCTTTATTCTTAAGTCTTCAAACTTATCTATTGTCGACTTAAGCTTTTCATAGTCTTCAAGCTTAAAGAGATAGTCTATATCAAAACTTTTAATGTTCTTAAGGTCTTCGCCAATTACAATATTCCAATTCCACATAGAAATGCCAAATACTTTATAATTGTATTTCTCTGCTATTTCCAATACATCTTTTTTAGTTGCTTCATTTACCCATTCAGAATCATATTCCGTTAAATCAAAAAAAGACTTAAATCCTCGTTTTTTAGCCTCACTCAATAGATTAATTCCTATTTCTTTCATTTTATCATGCCTCCTTATTATTTAAATAAAAATTAATAGTAAAAGTTTGTAATTTCATCGTATTCTTCTCCTTCTATATATTCTGAACGAATATAATGCTCTCTCAAGAATGGTGAATCATCATCATCTATGTATTCTTCGACTGTAGCATTGAAATCGACAGTAACATCATCTAATGTTATCCTAAATGAGATTGTCTTACCAGACTCCAGTGGTGTAATTTCCCAATATGCCTTAAACAATGAATAACCATCAACGAAACCTTGACGACTGCCTTCATAATCAATTTCTACAGTATCCGGCTTTCCCTTGTTATACTTAAGTCCACTAAAGAACCAACGATCACCAATGTTAAGAAGAGTTCCATTTAAAAACATAAAGTAAGTAACAGTAGGCATAGAATCGTCATTAACCTGATCACTATACGTTAACAGTTCAGTGATAAAATTACGCCATACTGATCTGAATGCTCTCGGAATTTCAACTTTTAAAATTACTTTCATAGTGTTCACCTTTTAGACTCATGTAAATCTACAGGATTAACGACTGTGATAATATCACATAAGAAAAAAATTGAGTAAGCCATTTAGTCCGCCTTTTTAACCTCTTTTACAAATTCATTAAACTCATGATAATTTAGCGACACTATCACAGTGTCCACTAAATCCTTAAACTCCTTCAGCTCATTCGCCTTCTTTTCGTACTCCTTCATCAGACTTACGGCATACTTTACTCTCTCACTCATATTCTCAACCTCAATAATATAATATACGCATATCATATTTAAGCCTTTTGTTATCATCGATTATAGACCGGATTTTTGCGGTAAGATCATCTTCTTGGTCTTGTACTCGATCAATTTATGAAGTTTACCCATAATAAAGGACAGAATTATCCATATAGAGAGGGATAATATAGGGGGTACTATATAAACAACCCTACAACTCTTATATCTACCATTAAAGCCTATTAGATGATATATTATAGCTGTGGAAATAAATAGTTAACACTAATGAATCACACAAATGCCATTATACAGGGCAAATAATCCTATAGGTGAGTGATCCTAAACTTGAAGGGAATAATATAGGCGCTTATTTTGAACAATAAAACCGGCTCTCTTTAAATATATAGGATCGGGTAATGCCTTTAAACAATAATAAAACTTTTTTTGAAGGTTATTAGCTCTCTCAAGTACTAAATCCAAAAATTACTACGGATAATATCACCTATAGTAATATTTGCAGTAATATTTATGCTTTATGATATGCGTATAGTTTATATATCTGTTTGTACATTATAATGGTAGGTGATAAATGTGTTCTCTGAGGAACAAATTCAGAAAATAAAGGAAAACCTGACTTGGGGAGACGTAAACGTTCTAAGCGATCTGCTATTGGCTATAAAAGGGCTAAAACTCGTGGTAGAGTTAGAGCCTGACAGAAATGGCAATATAAGGGCTTGTCGTGTGTACTTCGGTAACTTTTACAAGACAGGGCAGTGGTACATAAAAACAAAAGATGATATTATAAACATCGCTAAACAGCTGACAGATGAGGTCGTTATTTCAGTAATTGAAAATCTCAAGGATATACTTGCTGAAACTATTGATAGCGAATAAGCATTTTTCTTTTTTTCTTTTTTTGAGCTTTAAATTTTTTGAGCTTTAAATTATTTTTAAAGGCAATACCCATTTAGCTATTTTAAAAGCTAAAATACAGCACACACACAGGGCTTTAACAAAATTTTGCAATAACTACTTTTGTATTGCTAAAAAGAAAAAGAAAAAAAGATTATAGAAAATATGACATTACCCTAATTACTGCCTGTGTATTTTCAAATATGTTGTTTAAGTCTCTAGGGCTTATTTGCCTGATAGTAAAACCTACTGTCTTATAGGTGTGTATATGAGAGAATTGTACATGACAGTCAAAATTTTTCAAAAATCTTTCAACAGTTATCCGTCCATTATTCCATGTTGTGGTTAAGTCATAGTTTTGCACATAGTTGTTATAGTTTTGTTCTATTTCCTTTAGATCAGTTTCTGATAGATCAGACAGGTGAATACTTGCCGACTCTGGATTAAAAATTTCACCGTTATCAAAATCCGTGTACTCTAGCCTCATGTCTTCACCGTTTATAAAAATTTCAACAATAAAGTTGTCTCCGTTTATTGTCGCTTTAGTAATACCGTTTTTAGTGGTAAATCCATATTTGTCTAAAATAGAGTTTGTTATTGTTGACATTTTAGAAAAACCTCCTGTTTAGCTTTTCGTCTAGCCTCTTCTGGAATAAAAAACTCTCCCTCTGGTCTCTCTTTATGAGGTACATTATTCTTTTCTCCATCTTTTTAACACCTTTAGGATATACTACGCATAACATACATATAAAATTTATTGTGCCTTTAATTTCCGCCTGTAAAATAATAGAGGGTAGGTAAAGGGTGTTAATCCATAAAAATGATCAATACCTTATATAAGGATGTGCTAATGATGATGATTATGTATATATACTATAATCATTATAATTAATCATGGTGAAATAAAAAATGAAAATAGAGGAATTGGTAAGTGAAGGCTATTCTCTAAATGAAATAGCCGAAATTACAGGTAAAAGTGTATCGACTATTAGGTATAATATTGCGAAATTAGGCGTTAAAACCGTATATGCTAAAAACATATACGGTCAACAAATTAAAAGGCGGAAAGAATTGCCTCTTTTCGCCTCTAATGATGAAAAATTAATAGGTTCTTATGTTGATTTTCATTTTCTTAAGTGTGAAAATACAATAAGAGCAAAATCATTACGTAAGTTAAATTCAGGAATTGGTATTTTCATGTTAACTAACATAAACCAAACTAAAGTTTGGTTCTTATTTGGTGAGAACCAAAATGAAATAGAGAAAATTCTGTTAAAAGAAAAACCTGACATGATAATAGCTGATAAGCTTTACATTAATTTGTGCAAAAAACTAAACATAAAAATGAGATTACCGTCAAACAACAGGCATTTACCTAATGCCTGTTTAGGGTCAAAATGTGATAAGAAATTTGGAAATATTAGGCAGAAAGTAATACCTAAACTAATTGCAAAAAGACAACAATTAGGCGTTAATAAAGAGGTATTTGTAAGGGATTATGAGGATATTATTATTCTTACTTACATAGAGGTATTGAAAATTTTAAACATAAAAATAGTTAACGAATATGATGTTATAAAATATTGCTTAAAATTGGCTAAAAACAGGCGTGAGGCTAACTTATATGCTAAAGCACAATTGCCTAAACCATAATACCATAAAATTCAAAATTATGTAACTATGTAGTTGCATTGCACCTCATTACTATAAAAAGAAACGATAACGTTGAGTAAAAGGAATGGGCTTGGAGTATTTTAGATATTATAATATAGCAAAACGATTATCAATGGCTCTTCCACACACAAAAAATACTGTACCTCATTATTATATAATAAAACGATTACTAGTGGCTCTTCCACTCAAGAATAATACTGTAACACATTATTATATAACGAAACGATTACTGTAAAAATGTAAGAGAAATCGTATCTGAATCTATCTTCCATGTAAGATAAAATAGCTTCATTATATATTGGAATGGAATGCAGATAACTTTTTTTTGATAGCCTTGGTCTAATTTGGAATGTTGGCATCCTTTTGTAAGATGATCTTTCTTTTTTGCTATGGGATACTCGTAGTAGCTACTATGGCGTAAAGTGGACTCCTCGGAAGATTGGGATTACTCCCATAAAGTAAGATGATCTTCCTGAATAGGAAATTTTATAGAGTATCGGTGATACTGTTATGGGTGATTAATATGGTTGAAGTAATCTCATTTGATATGGATGGGACTTTGATAAAAATGTCATTCTACAATTATCTTTACAGAAGTCTCATACCACAAATGGTAGCAGAAAAGAAACATATAGACAAGATTAGTGCTTTGGACTTTGTAGAAAAATCATATGAATCCATAGGATGCAGGAATGTCAAATACTATGATTTAAATTATTGGATAAAGAAATTCAAATTAAATACGACCAAGGAAGAAATTATCCAAAAATTGTTGCATAGAATAGAAGTCTTTGAAGATGCGGTTTATATCGTTGATAGGCTTTGTGAAAGATATGAATTAGTAATTTGCTCTCATTCCCCAGAATATGTCCTAATAGAAACTTGTAAATTGTTGCCAAATAAATTCAAAAAAGTAATTTCCACAGTGTCTATGTATAATGATATAAAGTCCAAGCCAGTATTCCTAAAAATATGCAAAGACCTCGGAATCAATAAAAGTGAACTGACCCATATTGGAGATAGCTATGAGTTTGACTATTTTGTTCCAAAGTCCTGTGGTATTAAATCATATTATTTGGATAGAAGTGGAATTAAAAATAAAAATAATGGATTTATGATCAATTCCCTATACGAGTTAGACTCTATTTTGTAACTCTGATATTCCTTGGGTAGATGCCATATTGGCTCCTTAATTGCAATTGACTATTTTCAATTTCTCCAGACCAAGTAGAAATGTAAGGTTCAGGGCTAACGTATTTTCTAACTGCCCACCAATCAATTATGTTAGTGCTAGCCGCTTTTTGTCTAAAACCTACACCCCAAATCATTGTGATTGATGAGTGATCTGCGGTGGCATCCACTGTTGTATCCCTAACAGCTATAACCGTCCAAAAAGTTAACCTCAACTCCATTAGATACCAACCAGCACTTAATGCTGGAAGATTTGCAAGATTTGTCGGAGAGCCAGAATCATATTTCATGAGTTGACTACTTATTGTAGACGGGGAATAGTTTTGAATATAACCATTTACGCTACTCTCACCTCCTCCAGCAGTCCCCCAGATAAAACCAATGCCAGCATCAGCTGATGACATATAGACTTTAGCTCTAAGGGCGTATACCCTAGCTAAGCCCTCATCTTTAGATATGAATCCTTGTTGCCCGCTTGAGCTTGGTGACACCAAATATCCGGATGCATTTGTATTTATGCTCCAACCGCTATCTATCTGCACGTAGTTCGCAAGCGTGTCAGTCAAGAAATCATCAAAATCTATAAATGTGCTAGCTCCATTGCTTGTTGTAGTTGCTACAGAATTGCCATACCAAATTATAGCATTTTGAGTATTCCCAAAAGAAAGATTATTTGCTATCTCAACCCAAAATAGTGCATAATTAGATGCTACATAAGTTTCAATCCAGTAATCCAATAAATTTTCATCAGCATCTGTAAATCTAATATCTCCAAAGTCTGATCTACATTTTCTATTAAGATAAACATCAGACCCGTTATCAGTTCCAGAGCCATAGTGAACAACAATTTTGATTTGATATCTAAGGTCAGCAAAGCCTGATCCTATAATAGAAAATTGTTTCTTATATCTCCATCCGATAAGCGAAGCTATCTAATGTCCCTCCAGCTCTATCATAATATTCTTAACAACGGAATATTACTACTTTCCTCATCAAATATGTTATTCACAGCAAGCATCAGACTATCTACTCTATCATCATTAATTTTCACATCCCAATTATACTTACGAAGTTGCTCTTTCAGCTTTATCATATTTTCATCTATCCTAATTCTTCTTTTAGCAAACAACACCTGCAAATTAGCTTGCAATTGAGTCCTATATTTTACAAAAGGTATTGGGACTACTCTCAATCCTTTAGATTCAAGCCTTTGATTCTCACCAATTGCTTCAGCATCTGCATATATTACTTCAACATTGAACTGTTTGCATATATGATAGACTTTCTCTTGCAAGTCTTCATATTCAGTAAGCCTCCATCCTTCATTATAGATTACGTACCAAATATCATCCCGTTTCTGTGCTATTGTAAGAGAAGTCTCATGCTTGTATCCCCAGTCTATGCCAGCAACTGCAGGATAATTAGGATCATATTGAGTCTTCACATCCAAAGATGCCTCTTTAAGCTGATCAAAAGGAATCAAAGATTCACCAACAAAATAAGGTTCTCCAAGCCAGAATATTGAAAACATTTCCTCACTCAAAGTCCTCTTTGCTTCTTCTATTTGTTCAGCTGTAACATTAGGGCAATCCATAGCATTCCAATGGTATCTCTTCCATTCTGGGAACTTTTCTTTATCCATATACATATCAATGAACTTTGTAGATTTCACTTTGCTTTCAGGAGGTACAAATGGTGTTCCAAGTAAGATGATCTTATCAAGTGAATTGTCTTTTACTACTATCCTTTTAGCATCATCTATTACAAAGTCCCCAGCAAGACAAGGTTCATCTATAATTACTACATCTTTATGCAAACTCTGAATAGCCTTTTGTGAATTAGGGACTGCTGAAACAGAACTGCCATTCTTGAATTTAGTAAAACTTTGAGTAATTTCACCATCTACATACTTTTGCAATAAAGGTGTATTCTCTATCCCTTCCTTGATGTATCCATACAAAGTCCTTGCTTGGTTCTGTGATCCTGAAATGATTACTATGCTAACAGAACGATTTTCTTGCAATGCAAAAGGTATTGCCAACCATAATGCATGACAGGCTACTAATTTAGTCTTTCCTGATCCTCCAGAAGCAGTTATAAGCACTCTATGAATGCTTGGGTCTTTCAATTCTTCCAATACTTTCTTTTGATAAGGATAAGGCTCACTTCCAAATACATCCTTGAAAAAAATAGAAGAATCTTTATACCATAATAATAGTTTAGCTTTCTCTTGTAATTCTTCAAGTATCTTGCTTGAGTCTGACATTCAATTCCACCATTATTCATTCCTCATATCTTTCAGCAATTCACCAAGCCTTTCTGTAAATTTGGCAAGATACTCTGGAGGGAAATCTTCTACAAGCTTCAATAATTTATTGCTAATTCCTTCAAGATTGGATTTTGGTGGCATTAATCTTTCTTCATGCTTCAATAATTGTTCTATTGTCAATCTTGCTTGGTTAATCCAATCTTGCAATATTTTAACTTCTTCTGGCTCAAGATCATCTCTGTCTTTGTATTTCTCTATTTGTTTATGTATAATCTGCAAATGATCTCGTATCTCTTTGGCAATTTCAATATCTTGTTGTAGGACTTTGCTTAATACTTCATTCCTGCCAGACTCTTTTCCTCTTTGATATGCCAGTTCTTTCATCAAATGATTTTTCATATGCCTACTTAAAGACTGATATGATACATTGGTATCCCCTACTGACATAGCATATCTCCAAATTTGCCTAATGTCTTTGTCTTCTTCAGTATACATAAGTTCATATTTTGTTTTGTTAGGACTTTGACAAACTTTACAAACTCTCGTCATATATCTCACCTTTGAAATTATAGATATTCACATCTTTCTTTAATTCTTTAAGCTTAATGAAAAATTGTTTTGATACTTTAGCAATGCCTGTAAAGTCTAAATTTAAGCTTTTAACATTCTTGGAAAGTAAGATGATCTTACTTGCATCTGACTCTGTAAGTTTACTTTTCTTCAAAGCCAATAAAATTGCTAAATTCATATGCTACACCCAATATTGCAATGCTGTAGCATACTTGATATCAAACGATACTGTGCTTGGAGTATAGTATGTAGACGAGAAGAATGCTGGCTTTATAGTAGCACTTATAGGAGTTAAATTACCAATGGAGAATAACTTTGTATTATCTTCATATACATCTATGCTTGAAGTGTTTGAATCCTCATTGTAATAATGTCTAATCTCTAGATTATGCCATTCACCATCAGAAAGAGGGTATTCTTTTACTGTATATGAGTTAAATGTTCCACCAGTATCCGAATATGTATAATTATATCCTAACTTTAATCTAATTGAACTTGAATTATCATTAGGTACTCCAAACAACCCCAAGAAATTCTCTACTGTGAAATAGCTATACTCATCTACATAAATCGTAGAAGCAAATCCCCAACCAAATACCGAAGTAGGTATGCTTCCGGACATATTCATTCTTGCTTGTACTCTTAACCTCCAAGTTTCATCATTGTCAAATGTTTCATACTTGGCAAGACCATAAGCCTCATTTCCATCCTTTGAATACACTGTAAGCCTTCCAAATGTTATTGCAAATGTACAACCAGTATAAGAATGGATATCATAATCAGATGAAGAATTCAATAAATCATATTTTTGGTAATTTGTCTCTAAATCGAATCCTAAATCATTGCTAACTCTTTCCCATCCATACAAATCTGTAGGATTATCAAGCAGAGCATAATGCTGTGCAATGCTTTTGAATTTCCCTATATCCCAATTTACATAGTCAAGCAATGACTTCATCTTTTTGAATATATTTTCTATCTTGGGAACATATACGTCTGATAAGTCCAAGTCCCCAGAAAGGTTTTTGCCATCACATGAAAACTTAATGTTGTCTATTACAGAAACAGCATTTATGCCACCTACGCTAATAGTTGCATTATATCCAAGTGGTAAACTCCAGATTTTATCTGGATCAACTCTAATATTCAAAGCCTTAAGTGTTGGTTTAGAATAAGCATTTACAAGCCTTTGAGCAATAAGTTGTGCTATTTCTTCAGATGTAATATCAGAATCACGAATTGGTTGCCCTTCCCTTACACCATATTTAGATACGGATTGACTATTTGCATAACTTACATGAAGTTCTTGGTCTTTGAAATAGAAGTCATCTATTACCAAAAATGAATATTCAGAACCAAGAGGCTCTAACAAATGCCAACCAACTACTGAAATGCTATTCCAAGACGGATTTCCCATAGTAAGCCAGTTAACATCATCAAGATTATTATACCCAATATCCATAGATACAATTCTATTTTCAAAATCAAAGTAATCAAAAGGATTTGTAATTACTTTCTTCCAACTACCGCCAGATACAGTAATAGTGGTATAGAAATAATTAAAATAATCATTGTAAGCACACAACCTATAAACATTCCTCGTAGGGAATAATGCCCTTGTTACTTCATAAGCTAATATTGATGGATTATTACGGCATCCATTAGACAAAACAAAATGTATGTTTCCACCATATGAGAGATCAAGTGCAGTATCAAATGTTCTCATCAGAGATACACAAATTGTAGACATAGCTTGGACTCTAATGCCAAAGTCCCCAACATCTGGAGATACTAGTGTAGAATCTAATGATACAGTAGTTTGTGCTAATATAGTATTGCCTCCATAGATAGTACCATAATAACCAGTCCAATTTGTAGTATCTTCTGAATACTCAAGATCACTACCAATCTGATATGTAGGACTTCCAAGAATATTTAGAGTGTTAATTATATTGCTTGTATCCCATTCTATACTAGCTTGGAAATCTGGAGTTAAAACACCATTTAAAGTTCCACTGCCTTTACTCCCTATTTTCAACACTTTATTGTGATCTACATAATAAAACAAGTTAGCATCATTACAAATTTGCTCTATTATTTCGTGGTATGATTTATCACCAGATATTTTCTTGACAGTAGGATCAGACACTACATTTATTGAATAATCAGATATAACCCCTTTATTCTTAAGTTCAATTGCAAGATTTGTCAATATTGTTGAAGCTTTATTAGAAGAAATATTTCCTCTTCTATAGTATCCCATTAAGTCCTTCAAAAACCCATATGCTGTAATTTTATGCTCTGGGTAGACTTTGTAATCTCCAGTATATTCAGAGCCTATTTTGAATATTCTACCCCTAAACAATAAAGTAGAAGAAGATGGCAGTGTTCCAGCATATATTTCAATAGTATCTCCACAATAAATAGAGTTTGGGACTATTGTATTGCCTAATTTGTTATTATTAATCCACTTTACCTCACAAGAAAAAGGCTCTGAATTGCTTGGCATATTGATCTCAAAATTATGTGGTGTAACCTCAAATACAGAGCCTCCGTGGTAGATATTAATGCTCCCAAACCATTCTTTAGTATAATAATCTACCATTATGCAACACCTACAGCAGTCAATCTTTTGATTAGCCTTGAATTGACTTCATTTGCTATTTCTCTTGGATCACCGTTTGAAGAGTTTACATTTATTATAATGCTCCCTATGCTTGTAGTATTCTTTTGCACTAACTCTGTATCTGCTGTTTTAATTTCTGGATATTTATACTCTGCAATTGCAATCTTCTCTGGTGGCAATGTAGCTTTTATTGATCTATTCACATTCATTTCTAATGTTTTAACAGAGCCAGACATTGTATTAGAGAACTTAATAGATTCATATAGCGTATTATTATACTTCTCCATGCTTGCATTTAGATCAACTACTCCAGAACCTTTACGAAGTTTGTCAATGTTCTTTTTCAAATTTTTAGTAGACTCATTCAGAGCATCAGATTGCATTTTTGTTTGCCATTCAGTAAATGCATAAGTAGCCAACATAGTTCCGCCTATTGTAATTGCACCCCATAACAAATTCTCAAGCATTAAAGTCGTAGCAGTAACCTGATTATACGCCATCTTTATTCCGAGTAATTTTGCTATTCTTGGTATTAAGAATAATATTGAATTGGCATTAGCTTGTTTTGCAACAGCATCTTGTAATTCAGCCCTTGTATTCTGTGCAGTCGCATTAGTTTCTATTTGTTTAGACATGCTTGATATTTCCGTTGATGCAGATAGTGTATTTGTGGATAATGCATTTCCTTCTTTAGCAAGAATGTTAGTTTGTAGTTGTTCTGTATTTTGAGCCATTGCTATTGAATTCATATTTAATTTAGCAGTACCAACATCTGTGATGCCATACATTTTCATTAGTTCAGCAGTCATCTGCTGGACTTTGACCATAGCTTGTTCTGCACCGACTATTACTTTTCCAAGACCAGCATTCAACATCATTATTGGTTGGTTGATCATAGTTCCCATAGCAACGATTTGACCAAACCCAGACAACACCATTTGAGCCATAGCAAGGTTTTCAGACCTAATGCTTTGGATCAATGACTCATTTTGCACTTTTGCTTGTTCTTGTGCAAGATTATATTCAGTAATAGCTTTTCTTGCTTCTTCAGAACCAGCACCATATTCAGATATAATATCACGCAATTGTTTCTTTTGTTCTGTTAATGCTATTTCAGTCCTCAATAGAGTCAATGCACTTTGCTTTGTCTTAAGATTTGATTTAAAGACTCTTTCCATAGACATAGAAAGAAACATTGATCCAAGCCCTACCCAAAGCATCTGTCTGCCCAACAGCATTACTGCCATGCCAGTAGAGCCAAGTTCTCCTTGAACTTGCTTTAATGCCAATGAAGCTTCTTTTGTTCCATAAACAATTCCTCTTGCACCGACAAAGGCTTCTGTAATGTCTACTCCTTTAGATTCCCAGAATTTAGCTAAAGCTCTTTGTTCTTCCATTGAAAGACTCATATAATCTGCAGTTTTCCTAATAATACCACCAAGCAAAGCTTCTGGTTTAATTGCAGTCATTATAGATGATCCAAGTTCAGGATATATGGCAGAAAGGTCCGTCATAGTGATCATGTTTTGCTCTGCAAATCCTCTAACAGTAGCCATGCTTCTGATTAGAGTCCTCATCCCACGATCTACATCTTTGAATCCACCTACAGCTTGTTCTAATGGAACGCCAAAAGATGCTAAATCTTTAGCAAGTCCTGAAACATCTATGCCTCTTGTAGTTTTGTAAAACTTATTCACAACTTCTTTAGAAGCATCAGATAGAGTCCCATACTCTTTAGTAAGCCCTGTAATTATGCTCTCTACATCAGAAGGCTTAAGCTTACGAGTCATTAATTCTGAAAAATTAGGGATTCCACTTGCAAGCTCATCAAAACTAATTCCAGTCTTCTTTGAGAACTCATCAATTAATTTAAAGTTCTCACTTATAGTTTGAGATGCTGATGTAAACAGATTACCACTTTTAGCAAATGTATTAATACTATAGCCAAGAAGCTTGAATTGCTGTGATACTTCATCTATATTGATTCCACGACCAGACCAATACTTCCTAATTATATTTTGTTGGGACTCTGATAAATTCTCAAATTCTCTTGTATAAGCTTCCATTAATTTATCCAAAGTTTCTGGACTAATTCTTTTTGTAAGCATGAACTTAAAATCAGGAAATGCTTTTGCAATCTCATCAAATGCAATGCCAGTTTTTTCTTTAAACTGATCAAGAATCCTTAAATTGCTTTCAAGCCCTATAAATGGCGACTTCTTTGTAGCTTTCAAATTAAGAAATTCTTCAAGACTTAATCCAGCACCTTGCAATCTACCCTCCAGCATTTTTAATTCATCAGAAGAAAGACCTATTTTATTAGAAAGGTCTTTCCACATTTCAGCATATGAAATTAGAGGCTTACCTTCTTTCTTGTAAGCTTGACCAAGGTCTCTTACTGCTACCCAACCAATTTTGGCATATTTTTTAAAGTCTTCAATCTCCTCATTAGTAGCTTTACCACTTTTCTTTAGCTCTAAAAGAGATTCTTTCCCTTCTTTAGTAATTAATTGCCAAACTTTACCACTTGCAGGACCTGACTTTAGCAGTTGTGTTTTGAATGCTTCATATACTTCTGGGACTTTGTTTTTTATAGTTTCAAGATAATCCATAAAAGAAGCTAAATTGCCAGCACCTTTTGATTCAAGCTCTTTAAATGCCTTAATGCCAGCATCAGAGTATGCATAATAAGAACTCTTTGTAGATGTAAGCTTACTTGCAAGATTTTCATATGCAGATGCTAATTCAAGTATCTTACCAGTATCTCTGTAAGTGCCCTTAATGTAAGAATTAAGTTCGCCTAATATAGACTTAATATTCTCAATACCAGTCTTAAACTCTGGAATTCCAGTAATCTCAAAACGAATAGAAATAGGAATTGAGTATCTATCTTCTGACATATTTAGCCCTCTTCTCCTGCATCTTCATTTCTGCTTCTCTCAATTTATTCCTTTTCTTAACCATTCTATTTATGAACTCTATTTGGTAATCATTATAGTTGCAAAACACCTCCACAGCCTTATTCCAATCAAAATTCATCAATTCTAATATTTCAAAAAACATTAAGCTTGCTTTTCCTTCGCTACTTGAAAAAAACTATCAAATACATTCTGCCTTTCTTTCCGAAGCTCTACATCCTTTTTAAGTAGCCAAGCGAGTATCATTTCAACTATAGCATTAAGATGTGGTGCTGGAATTTTTTCCAAGTCCTCATGTGTAATTTTTGGCTCTTCAAGTATAAAAGGAATCAAATTCCTTGCAAACTCTGCATCTTTCTCTTCATCAGGCAAATCATTCCAATACTCTTTCTTTTTAGCAAGGCTATATGCTTTAAGCCTTTGACCATTTGTAGGCAATCTGACTTTAATCTTACCAAAAGGAGGTATTTCTAAAATTTCTGGCTCATTAAAAAGTAATTTAGAAAGAGTAAGTTCTTCTGGCATTCCACTTACTCTCCTATAGTATTAGAGTATTAGTCACTATTTTGATAGCTGGTTGTGAAGAACTTGGTATTGCTTGGAATGGAATCTCTATACTATATGGCTCAATTCCTTCTATTTTCTCTGGATACTCATTGAACATTACATTAGGCAATGTGATAGTTGAAGTCACTTCCCCTCCATGAGTCTTAGCGATAATCAACTCAATTGTATGCCCAGCAGTTCTATTCAGTACCTTCTCAAGCATACCGAGTGCTTTACCACCAAGCTCAAGCCTACCTTCAATTTCCAAGAATCCTTCTGGAATACAATAGGCACCATATCCAGCAGAAGTTGAAATTGCATATTTCCTTTCAAGGTTATTATTAACAGTGAATGATATCCTTGAGATTTCATCAATGCTTTGAGTATCTACTTTTATAGTAAAGTCATTAAAGTATACTGGGTCTTTTGTATAATCTATTGAAGCTGTTATAGTCCCAGAGGTATCAATAGTAGCCCTATTCCCATAACAAGTTGCACTAATATTAGCAAGACCATTTGCTTCTACATTAAACTCCATAGAATCAACTTTAGCTCCCCATACACGAAGCAGTTTTTGTTCTCCAGTTTCAACTGGCTCAAGATATCTTGCAAATGTCATAGTCGGCAAAGTTGAACCTACTGATATCGAGAATGGAGGTGTAGGACTCGGACTAATTGATCCAAGTGCAAAATACAATGGATAAGGAGACATTAGCTCATGTTCAAACTCTACTTCTGTTTCTTCACCAAGAACTGCTATTCTTGCCTGATCACGACTTCCAGATATTACACCGGCTTTGTCTATATTTTCTCTAATAGAAACATTAAAAGACTTTAGATAATTCCAAGACAATGTACAACTATTTGCACTTAAAAGTGAGCCATCCCAGTTGTATCCCATCTTTACAGCTCTTGAGATATAATCAGAACATCCTGCCATTCAGTTCACCCTGTTATATTCCTGTTAAGTATCTTAATATTAAATGTTATTGTCTTGAATAAAATATCATCTATATTTTTACCAATTCCAGAAGTACCAGAAGGAACTATAAGACAAATTTCATTTGCAATGTTTTCTCTATTAGATATAATTGCTTTCTCTATTGCTTTTGTAATTTCAAATAATTCTTTAGGATATAAAGAATACACTTGGAACTGTATGCTTTGCTCTTCTCTCCAAACATCATAGTTGATATATGGATAATTGATTACTGCCCTTTCAGTAACATCAATAACACATCTTGGCAAATAATCTCTTGAAACAACTTCATAAGGATATGCAAATCTCAACCACTCTTTAAAAATTGGATTTTGGGACATTACTACGTTGCTAACAACATCATTCACACTTGTCTCTATGTTATAAGGGATAGTGGTAGCACCATACGTTATAGAGTCATTACTTATAATTTGAATAGTACATTTATCTCGTGACACAATCCTTTCATTAATATTAACAGTATTCCAACCAACATTTGGAATAAATGTGGACTTTACAGAAATTGTGCCACTTGAAAAATTAAATGAAATGCTACCAGAAGGTGGTTCAACCACATTAAAAGCATAAGAACTCAAAGAATTTGTGAAAGCATAAAATTCTTGCGTAATAGTCCCAATCACAGATAATGTATCAGTAGGTATCGTATTTTGGTGATACAAGTAAGGCTTTACAACTTTCATAGCATTTTCTAAAAGCTTATCTTGGGAAAGCACCAACCCATTCCTCCAAATATTCCCTTAAAGTTCTCCTTAATTTAATCTTTAAGTATAGGAATTTCTCGTTTACATTAAACACACATGGTGAAAGTTCTATTAATCTCATATATCCTTCAGGAGTAGTAATTTCACCACCCTTGTATTTTTGAAAGACACAAGTATATTGCCTCCATCTTGCTGTTGTTTTACCTGCTGTCAAATAACTCATTGTAAAATCTTTAAGTTGATCCTGACCAAGTTTTCTATAGATAGGATCAGTTTTATTCCATATGACAAATTCTTTCGACTTTACAGCAAAAAGTATTTCAAATTTCGTATTATCGCCAGAATACCCAAACTTCAATGCATTTGAAACTTCTCTTGTTGCTCTTAACTGCCTAATAGTATAACCAATGTCATCTCCTTTGCCTTCTTCCTTTTTATAGGAATACTCGTAACCCTTAAGATAAGCAGAGAGTTTTGATGAAATTTCTAAATAATATCCAGTTACTTCTTTTTTAACAACTTGTTGAATAATTGGAATTAATGAGTCAAGCCTATCCAAGAAAAAGATTGTCATTTCTAAATTTGTAACATCTGCATTAATAGAGATAGGCACTATCTCATCTCCGATCTTCTCAATAGATACTCTACATAGTTTTCTACTCCTTTCATGAATCTTGAATTTTTGGACACTACACGAGTCCACTCACTGCCTATGTAGATATAATCACCAGCATTTATCCCATATTCTGCAGATGTAGTAAACAAATAATCTCCAAACTGCAAAAGACCACCAAATTGATAATCTTCATTATAGTCTGTAAGTTGAGATAACTGCCCTTTGATCAATTTATCTTCGCCAAATATTTCTCTCCTCTCTCCAGTTTCATCATCTACTATTTCTTTAACAGGTCTATGAATTACTTCAATACCAAAGTTCCTAATAACCTTTGAAATTATGATGTCTAATGCTTTCACTTGATTTCGCCTCTTATTGGCTCAAGTTCAGAATCACTCGAAGTTTTCCTGATTATTCTACTGCCTTCAAGGAATGCAAGATTCTTTACTCGTTCATATTCACCGTAAAGATTTTGATATGGAATTTCAAATCTATATCGTAATGCTCCATGAGACAGAGTTGCTGGAATTAAAAGGAACTGTGCAAGAACATATTTGTATGATGCAAGGATTGCACAAGCCTTTCTCATAAGATATGGGTCTGCATAATCCCTATAATACCAATAATCAATAGTTACTTTTTCATATGAAGATGGTGCTGTAGTTAGTTCAACTATTCCATATCTACCATCCACTGAATTTACACCAAGTTCTGTTCTTGTAGATGGATCATCTTTATCAACCCATCCATATACTAAAACATCATTAAAATCCCATTCCCCATCAAAGTTTGTATCTGCAATATACTGATGGTTAACTTCAAATTGTTTCTCATTGCCTTCTGATGCAGTAATTTCTTCATCTTTAACAAAAATACAGCAATCAGACAAACATTCTCTCTTGGCATCTTCAATGTAAGGCTCTATCTCTTCATCTGGAGCTTCTGAAGGTGTTAATCCTACAATTAGCCTTATGTCATTAGGAGAAATGCTTACCATTATGAAATATCCTCCTAACTTACATAGAAGTATAGGACTTAATAAATATTGCAAATGAAAAAATCAGTTTAAGTATAGGGTTTCAAAACCCTATACTTAAATAAGATCATCTTATCGAGTTGAATTCACTTCAGGAACAAAAGTGCCTTTGACTGCAACAGCACCGTAAGCCCTGTCATTGACAACGCCAAAGTTCTCTTCAGCAAATCCCCAGAAGTATAGCGAATCAGTCTTCATGCCAGAGTACTCATCCTTCTTAAGCTCAAGCTCAAGCCTCTTAACATTGTATCCAAGGTTCTCACTGTCAAGCATAATTACACCGTATATTGGACACTTGTTTGTAACGACAACCTTCATGCCCCATATCTGCCCAATCTCACCGTTAACAGCAGGTCCTTCACCACGATATGCCCAAGACTGCACAAAGTTCACAGCAGGATCGTATAGTATGTCAGCAAGCCTCTTCGGGTTGATTATCATTACATCTGGATCGTAGTTATATGAAACAATCGAAGTCCTACCAGCAAGGATATCCTTCGGACTTAGACTTCCACCAACTGCAGATAGAGTCCTTGCACCAGCAGTAGTTGGAATGTACCAAGCTGTAACAGTGCCAGCACTACCAAACACAACAGCAGAGTTCGTGTCAATTATGACACTTGAAACAGAACCAATGGTTGATTTAATGCCAATTATGATTGTGCCAGTAGCAGTAATTGTAGATGCTCCAGAAGCAACAATATTAACCGTTGGGAACATTGCTTCAAGTGCAAGAGTATCCCTCGAATCAGCCCAAGCTTCACCAGCTTCCTGAATTGCATCCCTGATTATATCCCTTCTAACCTGACGGAGTGCTTCACCGTTAAACCCTATTCCTATTCCAGACTTCTGTATAGCAATTGTAGTTGCATCATATGTTATCTTCCCAGTGTCAAGAGTGCTTCCAGCACTCAAACCAGTCTGGACTACAACACCAGAACCCTTCTTCGGAAATTCTACTTGAGTTCCACCAGTATTCATCAAGTCCCTATTCTCTTTGTAGAATTGTGCGAATACTCTCTTTGCACGAGCAATCTCCTCAATAGTAGCGGAGATTACCTTTGGAGTAATCGCAGTAACATCGGTTGTAGTGGTATTTGCAAGTTCAAATATGTCTTTCACTATGGATTCCTCCAAGCAATAATACATAAAGTATTATATTTAAGTTTTTATATACGTAAGAAAAATAAATTAAAAAAATTAAATAATTTATCGATAGACCTGAAAAATTAAACGCCTTTCTCTTTGTAATATCTTAATATAAGGTCTACAGTCTTTTCTACCATTTCATTAGTAGAATCAGAAAGCTCTTTAGTATTCCCTTTGATAGCCTCTTCTACGATCTTCCTAATAGATGAACTATCTATAATTTGAGTTGTTTCATGTTGTTTCTGATATTGCTCTTTTTCTACTCTTTCTTTAGCCAATTTGTCTTCAAGGTCTCTAATCTTTCTTATCAATTCTTCTTTAGGAAGATCATAAAGAGTAGACATGTTATCACTCCTCTTCTTGCATATTATGCTGTTGCCTTTCAAGTGATTTTATCAAAAGCTCTGCTGATATCGTAGCCAAGTCAATATTCTTCTCTTTAGCATATTTCTTAATTCTGCCAATAGTAAGAGGTTTCTCTTCTACAGCAGGTTTCTCTTGTGCTTGTGGTTCTTCCTTCTTAACTTCAGGTTGCTGTGGTGGTGGTGGTGGTTGTGCTTTAACATCTTCAACCTTCTTTTCTTCTGACCTATGCTCTGGTGTCTCAATTATAATTCTAATGTCTGTAGGAGTGACTGTATGGACTTTCTCTTCTTCCTTGCCTACTGTTATTTGTTCAACTTTTGTTTGCACAGTAGCAACAGGTTTTTCTTCTACAGGCTTGGGTTGAGCGTCTGTAGGTGGTGGCGGTGGTGGTGTTTCTTTAGTTGGTTCAACCTGTTTAGTTTCAACTTTAGGTGCTTCTACCTTCTTTTCTTCTGATAAAGAAACAACTGTAGTATTTTCTTCTATTTTTTTGTCTTTTATTCCCATTTCATCACACTCCTCTTTAGCATTAATACTTAATTCATCAACAGAAAATATCAAACAAGTTTCACAAGCAGGTGTGCTTGTCAAAGACCACTCATATGGGGTATAATCCCTCCCTTCTGGTGGTACAGTTGAAGTGTCTAATTGACCTGCTTCTATTTTCAAAGAAACGGCATCAAATACTCCATTCTTAATATCTTCAATAGCTTGTGGATCATCAACAATCGCCTCAAATACAAGTGACTTTAACATATCATTTGGTGTTACTTTAGTGAGCTTCCCTATTACACGATCCTTATACTCTTCTGATTTACCATGCAATACCATACCTTTTAGCCCTTTAAATTTAGGCAATGCTTTCTTCATTTCATCATAAAGGTACTTAATGCCTTTCCATACACCTTCAGATAGTAAAACACCAGAAATCTTAAGTGGCGACTTTGATAGAATTACAAAATTATAACCAAACCCAACTTCATCAGAAATCTTTGGCTTATAAGATTCAAGAGCTTTCTTTAGTTCTTCGTTTTCAGTTTCAAGTTCAAGCAAAATACTCTTAACATCTTCGTTCATTACCATCAACGTTCACTCCTGCAATACGATATTGCATACTCATAGATATATCATTTATTGCAATTTAATCTCCTATCAATAGAAACGTTTATGAAAGTTAATGCTATTGTCTTTCCATAATCCTTTATAGCTCTTGAATTATTCAGCTCTGATTGAATAATTTGTTTAAGTTGCAACAGCTCGTTTGTAGTAATTGAATGTGATACAAATTTATCAAGAAGATCATCTAACTCTTGTTTTGTAGGATGCTTTAATACAGTTGCCATCTCCTTTTCCATCATAGACCACCAACTATCTACAAACCGTTCTACACTTTTAACTCTTTCATTTAATTTGACTATTTCAGTATGAGTATATTTATCTAATTCACTTATTCTATCATATATTTCACGACATTCTGCATTATAATCTCTGGACTTTGTATGCAAATATGACAATATGGATACTCCTAATGCTGAAGTACTTATAATAGAAGAAATGATCAATGGCAATTCTATTTCTACCATGCCATCACCCTCTCTTCTGTACACCATTCCAAAGGTGTAATTTTGAACCCTTTATCCATTTAATCGCTTCCCTATAACTCCATATATCTTTCTTAAAATCTATCATAGACACTCTTGCTCCACCTATAGACCCAAGCCTATGGTAAATCCCAATATAAGGAAGCACTCCTTCTGGCATTTCAATTTCAATGTATTTCTTGTAATCTTCATTATGTGTAAACTCTCTTGGATCATATAGGTATACTCTAAAGTAATCCCAAGTCTTTTTGTCTTCTATTGGGAAATCTTTGTAAGGACCTACATCAGGTTCTCCGTATCTAGATAATGCCCTTGGTCTTGAGGACTTTGCAATTTTCCAACCATCTGTGTCATTCTTAATTACAAATAGACCTCTTAATTTATTCCCATATAGTTCAAAAGACATAAAATCTTCAGATTCTTCCAATACATTAATAGTTCCAGAATCAATTGGCTCTACTATAGTATCAAGTTTGCCAACTTTCCTATGTTCAATCTTTTCAATATCTAGCCAAGATTTATCATTGCACTTTTTCTTTACAATATCTATGAATTCATCTTTAGTAGACTCAAGCAAATCTTTTGGAATATTGAACTCTATTAGATATGGTTCTCCTAAATCAATCCTTAAATCAAAGTGATAACCATCATTTACTATTGTATGCTTTTGGTATGCAAATTTCCCTTCTTTAGATAGCTTATTGGCAATATTTACAAGATACACATTGCTTCCTTTCTCTTCTTGCTCAAGAGTCCACTTGCCAGATAACTCACCAGACTTTATACTGAAAGTAATGTTCTCAATGTTATCTTCCACTTGAGAAACAATATCAGATTTTGTATCTATCATATGCTCTACTTTGCCAACAATCTCTTTTGTAGGGTTGAAAAACGATTCTGGCTTTGTATCTCCTTCATAATCCATAAGTTTCTTTGATACCCTGCCAATTTCAACTGCAAAGACATCTTCAAAGAGTGGATTCCCATTTAACCTGAAACATCTCGCTAATTTCTTACCATCATCCAAGAATAAATAATATGATTTTACAAACATCCCTCTGACATGCAATGGTCCTCTATAAGAATGGACAGATAACACAACTCTGCCAGCAGAAAACTCTCCAGTCTTCTTCCAATTAATCCATTTGTCGTATTGTTCTTTGAAATTATTTAACACAAAATCTTTAGGAAATGGCTCTGGATTGCTTATTGGCGGTTTCCATCCTTTTTCCATAGCCCTATCACTAATTGCATATGGCATCTGATCTTCTGGTATCATTACTCTCCACATTAAGTCCTCTCTTTCAGTTTTTACTTTAGTTTCTGGATCAATCTCTGGAACATTTATTGCCCTAAAAACAATACGAGTCCAATCTTTAAAGAACTCTTCATCTTTAAGGAAGTACTCATGGAAATATGGCTTTTGAGCACCAAATATTATTTTACCACGTGTAATCACAAACATTTTGCCTCTTGGTTCTCCAGAGCCTACTATAACATCAAACATTTCATCTACATAGTCATTCGGCTTCAACGAATCTACTTTTTTACCAACTGCTTTCATATTTGGGAATAACCAGTCTATGGACTGTTGTGCCTTCTCCTCTGCCCTAAATCCTTTAGCTTTGTTTTCAATTAATGTTGTTGGTGTAACCATATTATCTACAGAGCCACCTACAATACTCCAACCTTCAAGATATCCGTCTACTTTAAACCTAAAATCTAAATGTTGAGAACCTTTTGCTGGAATGTGCTTATCTTTAGGAATGTATTCAGATGTCAAGATATGGCTTTCAATTACAAACTCATGCTCTCCTTTAGGGCATTCCATATATTTTGACAGTGCATACAACTTAAGTTCTCTTGGCAATGATAATGAATTAAGTTCTCCATCTGTTTCAATGACATATTTAGCAAATGGAGAAATCTCATAATAATACGGCTTAAGATATCTACATTTATACAATTGTGCAAGTGGGCATTTAACTGGATATTTCAAATGCTCTTTCTCTACAATTATTTCAGACAACTGATCTCTTGTCTTTCTAAAGATTCTTTTAAGAGGACATATATTTTCATCTTTATAATATTTACAAGTTTGCAACTCTATTCTGATAATTTCATTATCCTCACTTAAAGGAGAAGTCTTTACTTCTGCAATCCTTTTTGCAGTTGTAATAGTATCTGGCTCTTTCTTGTCTTCTCTCTTTTCTTTAAACAATGGAAACATCCAAGTTACTTTCTTCTTTCCATTAGATTCATAGAACCTTATTCTGATTGGCATTACTGTAATTATATCTCCAATCTCACATTTCACATCTGTTGAATATGTTCTCCCAAGAATCAAGTAAGTTTTTCCTTTATACTCTTTGATATATTCTGGATCAAACTGATCTGCTTCAGACTTGCTTACAAGAACTCCAGACACATACAAATAGTTAGGCAATGGTTTTCCTTCTTGAGTCTTCTTTTGTATTGCATCAAGGACAATGCAATCTATACTCTTTAGATTCTTAATTTTACAAGCATCTGCAGTTCTATTCTCTCCAGAGAACTTTACAGGATATCTCATTTCTATATCTTTGATCACAACGCCTTCAGAGCCATTCAATCGCCTCATCTTCTCTACTGCTTCAAAGAATTCACGCATATTGCTTACTTTAATCCCATTTACCGCATCTATATACTTCAAATTGTCTTTAATTAAGTTAAGATATTCTTTTCTTCTCTCTTCATAAGGCAACTCTGTAAGGTCTTTGCCATTAAGATACATCATATCATAAATTACCAAAACAAGCTTCTTTCGAAATTCTGGATCAATCTCATTTCCAGCTGTAATGACTGCTGTATCTTCTCTTGGTATTAAATCTCCAAGTTTCCGTTTAGAAGATGCATTCTTAATAGAGACATTGTGAGGCAGTTCAAATGCTAACATTTCCCCATCCAAAATAGCATCTTTGACGCCAAGAGATTTCAATTCTGCCACTATTTCAGGAAATAGATTTGCTCTGTCTTGCTGGGTATCTTCTGAAAACATATTGACTTTATCGCCATCAATATGAATCTGGAATCTTCTTCCATCAACTTTCTCTTCTACAATAGAGTTAGGGTGTTCAATACCCCATTTAGTCCAGCATTCTTTTACATCGAAGAATTCATTCTTCCCAAATCCACTTTTAGGCTTAAGCCCTATAACCGGCTTGCCTACTGTAATACTCGAAAAGTATTCAATATTAGTGGCTTCAAAATTCTTCTTTATTTCATTTTTAGGCACTAAATCAAACCCAAAAGCATAGACTGGAACTGAATAACCAATCCCTCCTTCTTTATCAAAGAATATGTGAAGCCTATCTGCAAACCACTTTGGTTTCATTTCTTTCAAAGCCTTAATAATTCTTGGATCATAATCTGCTTGAATCCTCAAATCTATATCTTGATCGTCAACATATCCTCTATTTACTATTCCACCACAAAGATATCCAACATATGGTTCCCCTTTTATTACAATTTGCCCATTATCTTGTATTATCTTGATTGCCTCTTCAAGTGTTATTCTTTTAGACAAAGGAGTCACAGCTCCATATTCTTGCCAAGAATACCTTGATTCTCTGTCAAGATCATCTTTGTCTTTGTAAGAATAATCTATAAGCCCTCTATTGAATCTCTCCATCTGGATAAGAATATTTGCATTCAGGAAATCCTCATTTATCTTACCATCTGGAAATTCTTCTTTCCACTTATTATGTAGCCATTCCCACAATTTTTCAAGTTCTTCATTATTAAGCCCTTTAAGATAATCAACGTTAATTTCTGTTACATTAGTGGGTAAACTTGAGCCTTCAAATATTATTTTATCTTTACCAACCCTCTCAATTACCTTTTCCCATAGCTCTCTGCTTTTAGTTTTATAATCTTCTGGCTTTGAGAATTTAAATCCTCTTTTTATCATTTCTTTTACAATCTCAACTGCTAAATCCTCAAGTGATTCTAAAGTGATAGGTTCTCTTTTTTCTCCAATATGTTTGTAAAGCTGTTTCCCACTTTTTATAGTGGAATACCAACCATAAACAATACGAAGATCATCTGCTAATACCTTATCATCTAAATTAGGAAGTGTTTTTACATAATCTTCAAATGAACCTTTTATAAGCTCAACTACACGATCACAAAAAGCATTTCCAGAGTGGGATTTACCCCTCTGGATCATATGTCTTGCAATGTCAAAGTGCAATTTGCATATTTGAGGTATATGGTCTAAATTTTCTTCAATAATATGGCACAAGTTGTGCAATAATTCAAGGCTATCGTCTTCAAGTGCTTCTAAAGATATTTGAGAAACTTTGTCTTCATTTATTGCTACAACAATTGGCTTATCAAGCAATACCCCATCCAATGCAATACAAAGATCGCCAAATGTATATGCAGTATCCTTTTCTGGCATTATTTCCCCATGCCAAAGTTTTACTACATCTTCAAATTCCAATTTAACTACTTTCATTTTATCACCCTAAATCTGGTCTTACTACAAAGTCAAGGTCTTTAAACCAAGTCTTTCTTTCTGAAGGAGAAATAACTTCTATCTCACTCTCAAATTTGTTATTGTTGCCTACAGCTAATGGTACTGTAAAATAAACCCTGCAAAGCCCTAAAGTTGCATCAACTACACTACAAGTGGCTTCCAATTCAACGGTTTTACTGCCATATCTTATAGCCCTAAATATTATAGTAGAAGCATCTCTTAAATCATGTGCTGTTATTTCACCTGTTTCTGGGTTTTGATCTTTTAAGTAAAAGTAAAAATATTCTACATCTCCTGAAGTTAAAGTATTCACTTTACTACCCTCCTGAATAACCTTCTTGATACTTCTTTAATAGTTTTTTCCAACATGACTAATTTATTAAACAATCTTCTATAAGATACAAATATGTTTGTTTTTGCTGTAGAATAAATAGGCAATGACCTTATGGAAATTATTAAGTTCTTTATTACATATTGAACATTCCAATCAAATTTTAAAAGTTTAGATATCTTCAAATATCCTATATCCCATAAAGACTTTAGTTCATACTTAATACGAGCAAGGATTCCATGTTGCAATATAAGCATAGACTTAACTAAAGATTTAATCTTGAAAATGCTGTGTAACGATGCATATATGACTTTAAATAAATTATAGTTTGCTGATATTATTTCAGAAACTCTATTCATTATGTTGTAAGATGATCTTACAAAGTTAACTACAGAATTCATTATTCCATAAGACAGAGAAATGATGAATTTAGTTAAGTTTCTAACATTAAATACAGCAGATACTGAATTAATTCGTTTATTTAGAATGTTCCAAGAGTATAATAATTCCTTTACAATCAAGCCACTTAAGTTGTGCCTGACATTTAGCATGGACTTAATTAAAGAACGAATGCCATAGCTTACAGCAAGTTTTACTCTCCTAAATAATAGTGAAGACCATTTAAATGAAACTCCAATGTATATCTTGGATAAAATATTCCAATTAGCAACTAACATCTTTGAAATTATTCCAGAAATGCCATAAAGTTTTGATAATGACCTTGAGATTCTATTGTAAAGCAAATACAATGAGCTTAATGAAACATGTACAAGATTCATAATCCCATATATGGCAGTTCTTTCAATCTGGACTCTATTCCTTATAGAATATATTGAAGTCTTAAAGACTGCAATTGCCTTCCCTAAAATTGTATATCTAATCTTCAAAACTTCCGATACAATATTTCTAATTGTGTAGATAGGCAATAACTTGGCAATTATGAGATTTAGAATATTATGCTTAACTCTAAATAACCCATAGATTCTATTTCTAATATTGTAAAGTTGTTTAAATGTATAATATACCTTTTTACTAATAGAATATTTCAATTCTTTTAGATTCATTATTAAATTCCTGATTGAATATGCCTGAATTATTGAATTGTATACTATATGCAATACAAAATATATAGGAACAAAAGATTTCAAAATCAAGTTCCTCAATGAAAACTTTACATTGAATGCAATTTTTACCAAGTTCCTAATAGAATACAATATGCTTTTTCTAATGCTAATTAAGTTCCTGATATTGTAGTTCGCCTTAAACAATAATGCTGATTTATTCAGTGTTTTCCATATCATAGTAAGATGATCTTTTACAGAATTAAGAGTGCTATATTGTAATTTTGCATAATCACTTACCAGATTCCTAATATAGTAGTATAAACTCCGTCTTGAATATACCTTATTAAGAGTGGAGTATAACAGTACTCCTGTTCTTAATATCGCCTTTCCGAATATATTGTAAGTACTAGATATTGCACTTTTAACTAAATTATTAATGCCATATTTTGTAGATACTTTGGCAATAACAGAATGTAAAATATTATATTCTGTTTTAATTAAGTCAAAGATTGCTGTCCTAACATTGTAAATTAGTCTAAAAAGCTTTAGTGTTTTATTCCTTAAAGAATAGAATTGCACTATACGTTTTGGAAGTATGTTTCTTATGTTCCATTTTGTGCTTAATGCATAATGCAACTTGTTAATTATGCTGTACAACAGCTTTGATGTTTTATAGACTCTATTTCTTATTGTAAATGCTAATTTAATGTAATCAAGTACCTTACCAATTACACCGTACAGCAATTTATATGACTTATAAATTCTATTTCTTATAGAATAGACCGACTTTATAGAATCATAAATCCTGTTAATTATACTGTATAGCAATCTGTACGATCCATAGACTCTATTTCTTATAGAATAGATCGGTTTAACTGAATCGCATACTTTGTTAAGTAGCTTATATATCAAATAAAATTTTTTAGAGATTAAATTCCTCACATTGTAGATTAATCTAATTGAATCTGAAACTCTATTCCTTAATCCAAATATTATTTTGTACTGTTTTAGTGTTTTGGTGTATGATTTCCAAATAAATGACTTGAGCACATACAGCACATTTCTTAAATTCCAAATTGGTTTAAACAGCTTAAGTACAGAATTTAGAATTTTTTCTTTTACTGTAAATGTAGAATATCTTTTGTTCCTTAAACTATGCAAAATCGAATATGACTTTCTTTTAAAATTAAGGATATAAAACAGCTGAATAATACTCTTATAGATAGTTTGTAATCCTTGCAATACTGAAAATATGCCAGAAATCTTATCGTATACTTTTACAACAATGTTTTGGTACAACTTCAACGTTTTTGTAATTTTATTAAGAGTTTCTTCGCTTCCCCAACTTCCATGATTGGGTTCAGAGGCAACAAACTTACTTACTCTCAAATCATCGTGATAACATGGGTTAGTGCTAGGAGTCGAGCTGATTCTAGGACCAAACTTTCCACTTGTAAACATTGTGCCGAGGAAACGCATGTCTATTACTAGGGTACCGTCCCACCAGACATAAAGGTATATCCCGTAAAAGCCAAAATAAAGCTGATGAACAGACCCAGCTGTGTTTGAAATACTTACATAATTGCCTAATTCAGTCCATGTTCCGCTAGCCCTTCTCCAGACACGAATACAATTAGGTGTTGATGGGTCACTGCTATCATAGAAATTTACAAGGTAAAAATTGTATTGGTCTACAAACCTGAAGCACATCCCTCCATCCTGTCCGCTTATTATTTTAACACCTATTTTATGGTCTGAAACTGTGAAAGTATTATGCGTTAAATGATGTTGTTTTGCATCGGTGGTGTAACCCACGACTCTCTGACCTGAAGCATCGTATGAAAATGCTGGTGAACCACCAGAGTCATAAGTTTCAGTATAATTATCCAACGTATTAGTTGCAAAGTCATCAAAAAACAGGAATGTGCTTGCTCCATTGCTTGTTGTGGTAGCACTTGTATTGCCATAATAAATATAAATCGTCTGATTATTTGTGCTTAAGTCGTCTGCAATTTCAACCCAGAAAACCGCATTATCGCTAGCGGTGTAGCTTTCCATCCAGTAATCTAGGAATGTAACACCATCTGATTTTGTAAACCTAATATCGCCAAAGTCAGACCTGCAATGGTAATTAAGATAGACATTTTCCCCAGAGTCTGTGCCTGACCCATAATGAACTATAATCTTTACTTGATAGTTTGTTCCAGCACCACTACTTGGTTGGATAATGTGAGATTTTCTATAAGCCCAACCAATATAATATGAACTATAATTTAAAGAAATTCTTTGCTTTGCAACGTTACGAATATTATGCCTAATAGCTAAATATTTTTTAGCGGTACAAACACTATGCCTAATGGCTAAATATTTTTTAACAATACCCAAAAAATTCCATTCTTGGCTTCTTGTTTGATCTGTTTCTGGTAATGTACTAGAGTCTATTCTTAAAAATGCAGTTTTACCTATTTTTGCAGAAGTTACATTTGCAATGTAATCTATTTCTAAATAATCTGTCTGGTCGACAACATCATATCTACTAAATGAATAATCAGCACCAGTAAGAGTGCTCCAAGAAGTCCCAAGGCTTGAAGATTTAGACACGCCTGTTGCTATGGTGGTCCTTACTGTATTGTCAGATTTCAAAATTTTAATGTCTATTTCAGCATTAACAGTTCCGCCAGTAGTGTATGCTCTATAAATCGCATTGATTGTAGCACTTTGAATGCTACGAATATCAGACAATGGAAATACAAACTTTCCCCATACTACTCTTGCAACACTACCAGTAGAAGCTGAAAGAGAAACACCAGACCCATCAGCAGGAGTGTTTGATTTTAATAGATAATAATTCGTCCCATTAATGTTTACAGTTTCACTATGGCAATATAGTTTAGCATCAAGTTCTCTTCCATCAAGTGTCTGAAACTTAATGTTACCAAAATTATTAGGCATTTTTAGTCAAAAACTCCCCATCAGCAAATTCTAATGATATTATTTCAGCACCACTTTCTTTCTCTATGAACTTATACCTGCATTTGGGATTCAGCTTTCTAATCGGATGCATTGGAAAATTTATACAATTAAGATGATCTGTCTTATGTTCTTCACAATAAAGATATCTTTTATCATATGTCAAACACTTACCATTTTTATCAAGATGACTACAAGAACCTTCTGTTACAATCCCATTCTCAAATCCACAACAATACCCACATTCATTACATTTACCAATCCTGATAATTGTCAAAGTCCTTCCATTATCTTGATAATTGGTTTCTTCAATTGACATCTTTATTCCACAATAATGGCTTTGCTACTCGAACTTATAAATAATTAATCCAATGTTTTAATGAATCGAAAAATTATATCAATACTAATCTTGAACATTATCTTGTAATTCTACATTAAACCAAATATACCAACATGGATAGACAAATGCCTCATAAAATTACAAAGTCCTAAAATTAGACTTAAACAAAAAAATAGAAAAATAATAAGAAAGTTAGACTAATTTGCAGAATACTTTTTAATATAGAAAGTCCCATTTTCTCTCCAAACTACATATTGTTCTTTGGTTATAGCAGTTGTATCTGTAGTAAGCTTCCAAGCAGTAGCTGTTGCTATTTCATTAGCTTCATCTATGAAATCGATAGTAATCTTAACCACATTTGACAATGATGACTTTCTCTGATTTATAAAGTCCCTCAAATCACTACTGAATGTACTTGTATTTGTAGGAAATTGTAGCAATGGAGAAGGAATAGAATCCCTAAAGTAAGCACTCTCATTTGCAGTCCCCTTATTGTAAACTCTTATGCAAAACGACTCATATCTGCCAAGTGTCGGTGTATCTGGGTTGCCTACAAGTATAGCATAAAAACGATCAACACCGCCATCTCTTGATGGATGTTCTTCCAAGAATGTTAGTTTAATTACTTTACCAGAATTGTTTACTTGCTGAACCAACTCTGCTTCAGTTGTCATTTTATCAACTCCAAATTATTATGTTGGCATATCAAATATATAAATTATCCAAATAGTCAGAATTTTTTCCATTCACAAGGAATAGTTGAATCTTTTACTTTATCTATAGCCACTTCAAAACATTTACCACATTTTTGAAATCCTATGCAATCACCTTTTCTAACGTATTTATCTCTTTTATTATGGTCCAAGATCACTCTTGGACCTCTATCTTTAGAAAAAATAAGGATTGGTTCGTGGGATTTACCGTATCTGCATCTATTGCAAGATTGTAGTATTCCCCAGTTTTGAGACAATCATGTCACCTTGATTTTGGAATGAACTTTGTATTCAAATGCTTTAGACCAAACCCACCGTCATACCAATTGACTGCAAATTCTTTCTGTATCACACCGACTATTGGAGAAGCAGTAGTATCGCATTCTATCATAATTGTGCAAGACCTGTTGCTATACGCAGTTGCACCAGCAGGGACTTGCCTTCTCAACCAAAGACCAAACCAATTACCAGCAGGCAATGTTCCATACGTTAGTGTTGCTGAAGGAGCTCCTTCTACTGTCCAGTTTGCAACACCTACTGGAGTAGTAAACCTTACTGTGTTCGGTGCTGTGCTTTCGTCTGCAATTAGCTGTATAGTACCACTTGTTACTTGTTCAAGTGCAAAACTTATAGTGTCATATGCACTGCCAGCCCTTGTATATCCTGTAATATACACTTTAGTATTCAGCATATCATAAGAAGAATTTGTATCCTTTACTGCAATTGCCCTATATTCTGTATCTCCAGTTGAAGCTTCATCACCAGTCACATCATCAAAAATATTGTTGGAGACATTGTCAGGAATTGTATTTGAAGAAATAGAACCACCAAGGCTTAATGTGTTGGTTGCTTGAGAAGCATTATTCGTATAATAGAAAACTATGTCAAGACTTGACAACGGCATTATTTCTCACCTTATTCAATTATCATTTGTTGACAATTTAAATATTTCTACGATTATGGTTTTAAATTATTCCTATTTAATATTTCAGATTTAATTTCCTTCCATACAATATCTAAAGGTCTTGTGTTATCAACGAATACTATCTTGTCTCCGTAATCATCCTTTGATATGCTAAAAGCTTCAAGTTCAGATGGGTGCCATATATTTTCAAAATCACCTTTGAATTTTCCAATTTTCTGAAGTCTTCTAATTCTTTCGGATGTAGGCACTTCTAACTTAAACAACGACCAACCATTATCAAGCAAATAATTCACTTCATTGATAAACCTTACATCATCTATCACATAGTTTTTATCTTCAGACAATTTACTGAATAGATATTTAATCCATACATCATTGCTTATATTTCTCATAGCCATACCTATTTTCTGAAGTATCTCTCGTTCATTTGGATAATCATTGAAGAGCATATCTTTTACTTCCCTAACACCACTTGCAAAAGAAACTCTCTTATGCCCAAAATGTTCCGATACCAAATTAGCCATAGTAGTCTTTCCAGAACCCATACATCCAATGAATCCAATATTTTTCAAAGATACCACCTTTTCAAATAGAATATCCAGAATTCATTTCTTTAATAGTCAATATAGTAAACTTCCCATCTGGATACAGCATCATTATAGGTTTTTTAATCTTCTTGGCATACAATATAGCAGTATTTAAGTTGAATGCATTTGGCTTTTTCATTGATATATCAGATGGTGCTATTATAACTAAATCCACCAAGTCTATAATCTCTTTGTTCCTCTCATCTGGGTTTTTTTCTTCTAATATTTCATTTCCTTTCAGAAATGCTCTTTTGAGTGGACTATCAGGTGGATGTATAATTATTTTAAGACCAAAGGACTTTGCAATTTTGTGAAATACTAAATCAGTCCCTATCTCATCACCATGATGTGCTTCTTTTAAAGAAAAAATATTCTTTTCAAAAAAACTATGCAAAGTGCTCTGTTGTTGTGGTGTTAATCCATGCCTTGTCCCTATAATCCCAACAGAACTATATCCCATATTAAGTTCAATCCCTCTTCCAATAAATTATCTTAACAGGGTCTGCCCAAGCATTTACATCTATTAACTTATATCCATGTGCTTCAAACCTCTTTGTAAGATCATCTTCTATGTTCTTTGAATGGACTTCTATAATATACTCTTTCGGAATCCTAAAAGATTCGTTTGAAATCTTTGCAAGATTATGTTCGCATCCTTCACAATCAGATTTAACAACATCTGGTCTAAACATCGAAATCAGTTTATCCCATCGTTTTTCACATCCCATATCAAGATTTAAAGAAAGGATAGGAAGACCAAATTTTTTAGAGTTCTCTCTGCATATGTTAGAATACTCTGCATTATTGTCAACAGAGATTACCAATAATGCTCCCTTACGAAGGAAAAAATCAGCAGTATCCCCAGTTGATCCTCCAATATCGAGAACTATTTTCCCAGTATAATCTATCTTTCCCCATTGAGACTCATAATCTTCTCCATATATCGGTGGAATTCTGCTCATAGTTTACCCATCTTCTTTAATTTATGCTCAACAACTCTCTTGATCCCTTCTTCAGCAGTAATCTTTGGATTGCCAAGATAT